GTCAAATACTTCGTTGCAATCAATTCATGCAAGCATGATGAAAGCACTTAGTAAATTACCAAGTGATGTGACCTATAGACAAAGTGATATTCCTAAACTTGTTAAAGGTTTAGGTACTAACCTATACAGTTCAGATATGACTGCGTTCACAGACAGATTTCCGAGAAAACTCGAAGTCTGTCTGCTTAGTGCAGCATATAGTGACACTCATAGTAGGTTATGGGAACAAATTGTCTCAAATAGATCCTTCCATCACCCAATGGGCGATGTAAGGTATACTTGTGGCAACCCCATGGGCTTGTTAAGCTCATGGCCGGTGTCGACGCTTTGTCACCATGCTGTAAAGCAATGGTGTGCGTATAAGTTAGGATTGAAATCCTATAAATATCTTATACTTGGCGATGACACACTCGACTCTTCGAAAGAAGTGTACGAGTTGTACACGGATACAATCCGTAGACTCGGAGTTTCCATATCACTCTCTAAGTGTACGCAAAGTGAAAACGGTTCTACCGAATTCGCTAAACGTCACTTCCGAAACCATATAGAGGTAACGGGTCTCCCCGTTCATCTATTGGAGTCGGTACAAGATAAACCTGAGCAGTTCTTAGAACTGGTCAAGATATCTCGTGAGAGAGGGTACGAGGACAAAATCCTCGGCCCGTCTTTGGATTTGTTACTAAAAACCCATAAAAAGGGTAAATTAGTAGCCGACATGTTGTCTCTTCCGGAACAAGTTCTTGGAATGCCACCATTATTGGAGGTTAAACCAGATACTTGGGCTGATAAATTATCTGCCCTTCCTGAAGAGTGTCTAAAAGAAAACCAAGCAATTGCTAGGAATTATGTCTTTTGGACAACAACCATCGGGATTAACAAACCCGATGCTCCAAAGAAAGTCGACCAGGTGACTGTAGAGCCAAACCATCCACTTGTTTTCGCACTTAGCGAACAACTTATGGATTATCTTCCAGAAACGGAAGATGAGTTTAGCATCTACAACGGATGGATGAAGGGAGACTATCGTAAAATGGCAAATGTGCCAAATATCGATACCTATCGTTATTATAATAAAGGGCATTATGCCACTAAATGTAAATACGATGTCTTACGAGCACAATTAGCACTTGCTAATGGTGATTGTAATATCCCTTTGCATAAGCCGACAAAGTTGGATAACTTTGAGTTATTCGACTTAGGCTTCCAAGTAGCTCAAGATGAGCTGTTGGGACCATAGGTACACAAATGTGCCACCCGGAGGTCGTGGCCCAATAGGG